CCGTCATTGTCGACATGCTGAAGTCGATATACGACAGCAAAGGAATCTATACGACGCAGGACGTCACAGCGTACTCAGGAATAAATCAGGTTGCTTACCTTTATTGTTACTTCGATCTAATTCTTAGGATTATTGCTGCCCAGGTTCCTGAGAATCTATTGGGTTCTTACACTCAAGAGCTTGTTTATGGAGTTCCTACTACAGAAGTAACAAATCAAGCCGCTGTAGATGCCAACAAAGCAAATGATGCAATTCGTGAATTAGGAATCTATTCACCTTATGTGCCTGAAAAGACGACTTACGACCCAGCAGACGTCAAGGTCAGAGAATCTGGTCTCATAATAGACAAGCCTGATTCGGAAACGCTGAATGAGTACTTTGACTACTCAAAGATAAAGTCCCCCGCCAGCAAGTCTGTCAAGAAAATCAAAGACTCCTTGCTTTTCTTTAGACTGGAAGAATATCTCGCCACGAGAGAAGTAGGGATCGTAAGAAGCTATCTTCACACAGTAAACAAAGCTGTGACTTCTCTAAGAAATTACATGGATCAAAATTTCGAGAAGTATCTTGCGGACATAAACGCACTTTTTCAAACCGACAATTCTCTTACTAAGACCCAGCGAAATGCTTTGATCAATCTGACGCTTTCAGACGAGCAGTTCAAGCTCGCTAGATACGTCATGTCTGAATATAGAGACAGGGCAAGAGTTGACGATTCTTCGTCTAAGCTGAGGACTTTACCGGCCTTCGCAGCGTTCGAGCCGGGTTTCTACGATTTTCTAAGTGTCAATGAGATTGACCATATTTCCTACTCGCTGCTGTCCTCCTACTTCGCCAACAAAGAATTCCTGAAGACGAAAGGAAACAACAAGAAAATATACTCTGTCGGCATACCTCAAAAGATGCTGAGATCACTCAACACTTCTGTGAGAATGGCAAGTGAAACTTCTAAAGGCCTAAAACAAGGAATTGTGAGAATCAAGTTTTGGAAGCTTGATAAGCTTCATCCCGACGTCGTCTATGAACCGAAATCTTTTCTCTTTGAAGTCAATAGATTTCCCACTAGAGTACTCAGCAACTGGAATCTAGATACTTTTCTTGATGACACGTCAAACATGTTTGAGATACCAAGCAAAGTTATCTATCCTGATGGAAGAATAAGGGTAGACAGGGATTTCGATGATGCTTTCCCAGACTCAGACTATGGAGATTTCTTGGAAGACGAACAGAAAGAAGAGATATACGCCAATCATGCAATGAGCTTTTTACTTGAGCAATACATTCGATGGTTTACAGACCTTCAGTTTGAAGAGACTAGATTCTTCAATTACGCACCTCTCAGCGAGGACATGAAAACAATAAGTCAGCAGTACAACAAGTATGTTTCTACTGCTCCAAAAGACAACACACCGCCACCTTCTCCTGAAAAGCCTACTACGGGCTACAAGACTTCTGACGGTTCACAAAAGACCAAGATTTCGCTTGGAAAGGCAAAATCAATTGTCGTTGCAAAAAATCTATCAAAGACCTTGAAGCCCGCCCTGTCGAAGAAGGCTGCAACGAAGAAGCCAAAGACTTCTTTTGTGATACCGATGGATGATACCATTGAGAAATATTTCGAAAATGAAACTTACATGTCTTCTCTCGATGACTTCAAGAGAAGGATACTATATCCCAAGAAGTTTGACAGAGTATTCAATGTTGCCATGGACCCCGATGACTTTTACGTGGATCAGACCGTAACAGATCCCGACGTCATGGAAGCTTTAGCGCGTGCAAATGTTCTGAAAGAAGTACGTGAAGGCAGCGTTGTTCGTTACAAACACAGAGACATGTCACAGAAGGACGTGTCACTTGAAGAGTTCTTCGTTACAGTAGAACCCTTTGATTTCTTAGCTGACGACGAAGGAGTGTAATTAAAATGTTTACTAGATCATCTGCAAAATCCAGCAGCAATAACTCTAGGACGAATCCTGAGTCTACCGAAGCACCCGTCAAGGGATCAAAGCAATTCTACGAGTATTCTCGTTCAAGAATGTCTGAACCCTCTGATAACATAGACGAGATTAACATACCGGAGATAACAAACCCCATAGTTGAATTCGTATACAACTACCATGTCAAAGACGAGAGAATAAAGACATTCAGTAACATAAGAAAACTGCCACTTGAGAAGATACCTCGATACGTGACATTGGGCTGGACGATACCTGTCATTTCTGACTTTGAAATACAGAAAGAAATCGCAGAGAGGGTCAAAAAAAGCACAAAACTTTCAATCAAGAAAAATGCTGACAAGGTTGTCTCTGAGGACAATTTCTTCAATACTGGCTACATCAGTCATACATTTTCTAATGTCGAAGGAATCGAGCAAGGTGCTGCGGACTTAGAGAAATACAGCAGGCTGTCTCAGCACGACGCCGAGAGCATATTCAAGATGGCCAAGTATCAGATTCAAGAGATCTCAGAACAGAGTGCAAGAGACGACGAAAAATACGATGAAAAGCTAGCTGAGCTCTCCGAGTCTTTTTCTAAACTCGCTGATCTGCCAAAGAGTTCTTTAGGTCTCAGGGTGTACGACGAAAGGAAGAACCTTAGCGACAAAGACGACCTTCTCAGGTCGATCACCAATTCTCTGACGATGACAGCGAAAATCAACAAGTCGATCATCCCGGACTTATTTGCAAATTCAAGAGAAAAAACTGTCAAAAGCAACTTGGACGCATTTCGCTCGGTACACACAGAATACATCAAAGACAATCAGAAAAAGAAGGGTTCTTCCCCTCAAATCGAACCGGTCTACAACAGCTCTAATGAAAAAGCTACTGATTACCTGACGCATCCTGTCACTTTGACAGGCTATATAATCGATCGTTACATAGCTAATAGCGAAGGTTTCTACAAGGATAGGACCTTCTATCTCGAGGATATACGACAGAATAGATTCGTCGATCCCGATGTGTTGTATGGCGTCACATACGTCTATTCGATTAGAGTTGTTGCAGATGTTAAGATGTTGACATACACATCTGATAAGAAAAAAGTGAATATTTCGACGATCTATGTGTCTTCAAGACCAATTTCTGCACCCGTCGAATGTTACGAATACACACCGCCCCCAGAGCCCAATGACATCAAATTCTACTTCGACTACGTCAAGAGAAATCTAAAGATCATCTGGGACATGCCCGTAAATCCCCAGAGAGACGTGAAGCAATTTCAGGTCCTCAGAAGGAAAAGTATCAAGGAGCCGTTTGAACTGATTGCACAGTATTGTTTCGATGACTCAGAACCGGGTCCTGGTGAAACTGGGCGATACAAAACGGGTGAAAGAGTAGATGGAAATAATTACCAAGACATGCTTGATGAAGACAAGTATCTTGTCAAATTCACAGAAGCTCCGAACTTCCTGCACATAGATGAAGACTTTACAGTTGACGCTGAACTCTACATATCGTCCGAATACATCTACACAGTCTGTAGCGTAGATGCCCATGGGATCATATCCAATTATTCTTCACAGCATCATGTGACCTTTGATCCCTATAAGAATAGACTTGTTACTAAAATAGTGTGTGATGCTGGTTCACCGAGACCGTACCCGAATCTTACACTCAGGCAAGATGCCTTTAAGGATGTCATAAGCGTAGAAGGACCTGCATCAAGGAAATTGTCTGTACATTTCACACCAGAGTATCTGACAGTTAGAGACGAAAGAAACGCAAAATTTAGAATTATTGAAGGACAAACAACTAACAATAACTCTTACTACTTGATGCAGCTCATAAATCTCGACAATCAAAAAATGCAACTCTTGAGAATCAACGTGAAAGATCCTCAAAATTTAACAACTTGACGTCCTTCGTTACCATTGACTAGCACGAGCTGAGTCAAAAAAATGTTCGCTGTGATATTTGTATTCGAAAGAGAAAGGCTGATTTGCTCATGGGATGGCTTGACCATAGTACTAACAACATTATTCTAGATGCAGTACTGACAGACTACGGACGTCAGAGACTTGCTACAGCAAACAGTGCATTCAACATCTCGAGTTACTCTCTCGGTGACGATGAAATAGACTATCGTCTCGTCAAGAAGTACGGACGAACCGTCGGGAAAGAAAAGATTGAGAAGAATACTCCTGTGTTCGAAGCACTCACAAATCCCAACATAGCGCTAAAATACAAGCTGATAGGAAGAGAGCAAGACGGTACTTCGATATCGACTGTGTATCTACCCGTATTGAAAACAACGTCTACACCGAATCTAGAGAAGACTCAGAATTCAACGGTCTCTGTCAAGGTAGACTTGTACTATAACAACGTTACTGGTCCGGGTGTGCCGGCCGAACTGATACAAACGGTCTATCAGATCAAGGTATCGGATCGTTTCTTCACAATAGATTCTCCCGTGGGAGGGTCTCTAACATCCCCAGACATAGCTAGAAATCTTTCCAATGCAGGAGATCCTAACAGGACTGCTACCTACACTTTCACTACTGAGAATGCCACGCAGACATCCATTCAGTTCAACGTGAGATCAAGAAACATAGACAATACGACACTCTCAGTGTATGGTAAGAGGATAGATTCGACTTCGTCTGTTAGACAAATAAACAGTTACATCACTGTGATCGGCGAGCGTCATGGCTGTACGATCGAGATTCCGGTGAGTTATAAGGCATCACTCACTTGATAGACGGGAAGCAGGTTCAATAAGATGGCAATTAAGAAAGATATTCTAGCATCGGACAAAAAGACGACTAGATCGTTTCTGAATCAGCTGATAGACGTTCTGCAGGAAGACATCAGCTCCTCTGTTTCTCGACGCAAATATCAAGTTTTCGTGACTGGTGGCGTCGGTCCTGGAGTTACGTCTTCTCTATTTCAGACGGTTTACGATCAAGATTTTACTCTGCAGACCGCAAACCCTATCTTTGACATTACTGTAGGTCTAGCTCCCCCGGATTCCCTAAGGAGTTCTAATACAACTAACTCTGATGGAATTGCAGGAACAGCCTCGACAGGCCAAGACATCACGGGAAAGTATCTCTATCCTAGCAGTTCTCTCATGATGAGAGAGAAGACGGACATCTATGGGCAGTTTGCTCAAACGCTTCTGGGCAACAGAAAGTCGATGTTTAAGGTACCAGTTGACGCCACTTTGTCGTCTACACAGACTACGACTGACATCGATGCAGCATTGTTCATTGCTTTTAAACGTCTCTTTGCTAGAGATCAAATCAAGAGAGAGACCTTCGCGATGAGGTTCTATAAGTCAGCTTCTTACACTGACGCAGACACTGAGACTCCCGACTCTCCCGTTGATCCCACTGACGGCGTGATGAACCTTTATGTCTCTTCGACGTCTGGTTCTTCAATCTTTACAGACATCGGATCTTCTGACTCGAGGTTCTTTGATACTGGAGGTCAATACGGGTATCTTGTTGATGCAGCGTCTACGACCAATGCGGTGGGTGTCATCTACTACGACAGCGGCATCGTGGTTCTCGACATCGAGAAGGTGACATCGGGATCACAGCTAATGTCCGGTGTAATTTCTGCAATGGCGCCGCTAGGCACAACCGTCCTCGCTGGCGCCAATACAGAAACGGAGGAAAGAGCAACTCTCGTTCCAGATCTCCTCGTCTCTGCCAGCATGGACGACATAATAGATCACTTCTGCTATTCACGTTTTCAGTCAGGGTCCCTCACCGCCATGACATTCCAGAACGTGACCAACATCAACTCATCACTCATATTCTGTAGAGCCCTTCCAGACGACTTCAACTATTCGTCCAACCCTACCTACATTGAGTCCGAGGGAGACTTTCAGGGAAGACTTACCATTTACGACCCTTCCCTGCCCGAAGACACGCAAGAGCCTTTCACATACGTCACGACAATAGGTCTTTACGACAATGCAGGCGGTCTTCTTGCAGTTGCCAAGCTGAGTCGCCCAGTCGAGAAAAACCCAGGTAGAGATTTGACTTTCCGAGTCAGGTTAGATTTCTAATCCACATAGAAAGGCCTGTGATGCCACACGCTGTATAGTTACGTTGGCATGTCAGTCATTAAGGTCACAAATAGCGACGTAGAGACCTTCACGTTGGTCACGACACCCAGCAGATTCTATTCGTCAGGATCAGCTGGCATAACGGGATCGGTGAAGGTCTTTCCTCGTCAGTCGAGTCTTGAGAGAGACAAAGAAGAGACTTTTTACTTCAAAGACAACAAGAACAGTGCGGTTGTAGATACGAATTTCGATGAGTCTGCAAAGAGAGTCATAAACGTTGCACGCACACGTAGAGTATCAAAGAAGTCGATAGAGACTCAAGCTGATCAGTACTTGAATTTAGTTTCTCGTACTCCCACAAAGAAGACAGATGTCCTTGATGTACAGCGTTTCACACCGACGACAAGGCTCACCAAATACACGATTCGAAAGAACAACATCAAAGACATGTTGATGCCCAGTTATCGTGTGGAATACCCGCACGCTCATTGGGCGTATACGAATTATCACACACTGAATTTCTTTACAGCAGGTGACGGTTCGACGTCTTATCTGCCTACAGCTTCGGTTCTTCTCTATCCCAATTACACTGACGCAGATGTTCCGGTCCACGACGGATATGTCTCGGGCGCCTATTGCTTATCAGGCGCGTTTAGTTTCGATTTTTACATCAATCCGAGATACAAAGAAGACGGTTTTGATGCAGGAAACTTTAGAGCCGGAACTATCTTTCACTTGTCTTCAAGCTACGCATTGTCTCTTGTTACGGGGTCTCTGAAGGACGAGAACGGTTATCCCGAAGGCTTTAGAGTGCAGCTGCAGCTGAGTCACAGCGCTGATTATGCACCGTCGCAGGCGTTGCCCGGAGCTTATCCGAAAGACCTAGTCTTTCTTTCTGAAGACAATTCTTTGAGACGCAACAGGTGGCATCACGTCGTAGTAAGATGGGGCACTAAAGACATTAACAACGGCACGGGATCTTTCTGGGTAGACGGCACGACTAAAGGCACGTTCGTTGTTCCTTCGGGTACCATATCACCTCGACCATTTGCTAACTCTCTGAATCCGGATGTTCTTTGCATAGGCAACTTCTATGAAGGCACAAATAACGGAGTCGATGCACAGTCGTATTTCTTCGCTGCGAGACCCGCCCGCCGCGAAGGCCTAGATCAGCTCAATACTGATACCGTTCAGGACGAACCAGTCGGATATTCTTTCAGACATCCGCTAAAGGCAGAAGTCCACGATCTCACAATTAGAAGGCACTTTCTTTCTGATTCAGAAGCACTTTTCACAGGTTCTAGAGGTATAGGCAAGGCAGCTCTCAATAAGACTGACATAGCCTTTCACCTGCCTCCTTTCTTCGTAGAAGCTTCAACAGTTAGAAGATTTGTAGGAGACTTTGGAGGAATTCTGCAGACACCATTTTTCGAGATAGACGGCACCACAGATGATCCTTTCAATGTGGCGATGGCCTTCGGCGTGAATGGCCACTACATCAATCTAGAAAACTTTGTCAAGGATTTCACCGCTGACAAATTCCCCAGATTGCTCTTCCTTTCGGGTGCAGCACTCGACTACACCACACAGGCATTGGAAGCCAACGAGTTTTTGTATTCGGATCCACGAGTCGCAAAGCGGAACCTTACGATACTTCCGTGTGATGACGGAAACTTCGATCCAAACTACGAACTACTCACCGAAGAAGCTCTGACCAATAAGTTCACCGATCCCTTTGGTGTAATAGACTACAGCTACATCAATCTCGACAACCTCATTACGACCGAGTCTCTGGGACGAGGAGGAGCCCCACCCGACGTACCCGACGACTACATCACACAACTATACGGAGCAAGTCCAGAGACACCAGGTCTAGAGCCAGGTACTGCTTACAAGTCGTACATTTCCGCCGTGACAGCTTCACTGTCTACAGTAGCTGAGGACTATCAGTTTGACCGAGGAATACAGAAAGGCGCACCCCTCACGATATACCAACGAACTCTGGATCCTTCGTCCAACCAGGTGACGATCTTCAACATTAGCAACTTGTATTACGGCAGGAGGATTCAGCCGGGAACTTTTCAGGTCAGAGACGAAGGAATCTCTGGGTCGTATGGAGCAGTCAGGATCACTCTCAAAGACGACGCTCTAGGTAATCTCTATCGTGCCGACTCGCTCACTCCACATCACACTCAGAACTCTGTCGGCAACATCTTCTATGACGAGGGGGTCGTTCTCATCAAGAGTCCTCACCTCTATTTCTTCGGCAAGAATCAGTACGAGATAAGCTTCAAAGGCGTCCAACACATCTACTCGACAAAGTACGAGATACTAGCGTCCAACGGTCTACTCAATTCTTCCTCGAACTCTTCTTACATCGAGAACTTCGACAAGATCAAGCCCAGTGGAGTTCCCATCGACAACGAGACGTTCGTGTACATCAGCGGACTCAATCTACACGACGAGAACATGAACGTGGTGGCCAAGGCGAGACTCGCACAGCCCATCATAAAACGTGAAGGAGATCGGGTGCTTTTCAAGGTCGCTTTTGATTTCTAAAAAGTCAATCATATCAAAAGCTTACATGCATGTCTAAACCTCGCAAGAAAAAGAAACGTAAAGGCCACTATCAGCGAGGCGAGTACACCTCGTCTAAGACTGGGCAGGTCTGTAAATTTCGAAGCGGCTGGGAAGAGAAGATGATGTACCACCTCGACTCCGACCCCAACGTAAAGACTTGGACATATGAGCAGACCGTCATAGAATACGTCTCGAATATTCGGACCAAAAAGATCCGCCGTTACTATCCTGACTTTTTGGTGGAATATGTGGACGGTCACTCCGAGGTCGTCGAGGTCAAGCCCAAGAGGAAGCTGGACCAGGCGACAATCAAGAAGAAGACTGCGGCAGCAGTTTCTTGGTGCGAATCACGTGGAATGAATTTCAGGATAATCACAGAAGACGACCTGAAGGAGATGGGCCTCCTCTGACCATTTGACCTTTTACTTCTGCGTCAGACAGCCAATGATTGGCACATGGCGTATCACGGCTACATCCCTCTCGTCAAGAGCTACCTCGACCAATTTGAGACACCAACTGTGCTAGAAGTGGGCCTCGACCGTGGCATCACGTCCATTCCAGTCGTAACTCATCTTACACGAAAACACGAGACGTTCCTCTTCTTCGGCGTCGATGTATTGATCCAAGAATCTCTCAAAATTACGCTCAACTATATCGATTACTCGGAGAAACAGAACGTCAGACTTTGCCAAGGAAATAGCCTCGAAGTCCTGCCGAAGCTGGTTGCGCAGAAGGCAAAGTTCGACGTCATTCTACTCGATGGGGACCACAACTATTATACAGTTGCGAAGGAGCTGGAACATCTCGACGACCTCACGCATGAGAGAAGCCTAGTCATCATAGACGACTATCACGGTCGTTGGGGCGACAAGGACCTATGGTATTCAGAGCGCAAGGAATACGAGAATGTAAAAGAAGCTACGAAGCCTCAAGAAACGCAACAACAAGGCGTGAGACCTGCCGTCGATGAGTTTGTTGAGAAGAGTGGAAAGTGGAAGCTTGAGACGCCTATCAGGGGAAGAGAACCTGTTGTCCTGACGAGGATCAGAGGTGCCTAATTTCGTCTTGGGCTTGGACGTCTCGACTTCTTGCACGGGTATCTGCGTCATTGACTCAATCATCCAGCCTGACGACAAAGGGTCGCACATCGTCCTCCTCGACAGGATCGAGTTCAAGAAGTGCAAGTCTTTCTGGGACAAAGCCGATGTCGTCGAAGGTGTCCTCTCTGACATTCTCCATCGCCAGAAGATCTCGCCGGCAGTCTTTGCTCTCGAGGAACCTCTTCTCGGATTCTCCAAGGGTATGTCTTCAGCGGCTACCATCACGACGTTGATGCGTTTCAACGGCATCGTGTCTTACATCGGTAGAAGGGTGTTCGAAGTCGATCCCACATACTTGTCAGCTGCATCAGCAAGGAAGACCTGTGGAGTGAAGCTGCAGAAGACTTCGGTTGCCGGCATGCCGCACAAGGAGCAGGTCTTTAAACACATGACGGAGAACGACCTGAAGCACGTTGTGTGGCCCGCCAAGAAGAGCGGTGCACCTGTTGACTGGAGCAGAGACGCTACTGATGCCTATGTGATCGCCCGAGCTGCCTGCCTTTTATGAACACTTGAAGTTTTACGTGTTACGGTCATACCGTGGCCATTCGTTCGGTCTCTGACAGTATTAATTTCTTCGAGTCGGTCTTCGGTAAGGGTCGAATATCAGCAAACGGCATCAACTTCGATGTTCGTTGTCCAATATGCGCCCCAGCAGACCCGACGAAGAAGAAACTATCGATTAGGACAGATACGTCTGCGAACCACTGTTGGGTGTGCGGTTGGAAGTCGCGAACCATAGTTCCACTCATCAGGAAGCATGGAACACAGACACAACTTTCCACCTTCAAGGAACTGTTTGGTCTCTCTGACGCAGAGAATCAGCTTGTCACAGGCGAAAGACCAGAAAAGAAATTAGAGCTTCCGAAGGATTTTCAGCTCCTCACAACAGCTTCTGTGTCGGACCCCGATGTGAAGGCGGCCTGGAGATACGTCGTGTCCCGTGGCATCACGGAGAAAGATGCCTGGTATTTCAAGTTTGGTGTCTCAAACGAACTTAGGTGGAAGAGACGAATAATCATGCCGTCCTTCGATGCCACCGGTAATCTGAACTATTTCACGGCTAGAGCGATTGACAAGGATAGAAAACCGAAGTACGACAACCCTGACGTGGACAAGAATCCCGTAGTCTTCAATGACATAAACATCGACTGGAGCAAACGCCTCGTCCTCGTCGAGGGCCCATTCGACCTAGTGAAATGTCCCGACAATTCAACAGCAATTCTGGGATCGGACCTCGACGAACGTCACGAGATCTTCAACAAGATCCTGCTGAATGGAACACCTGTGTCTCTCGCTTTGGACGGCGACATGTGGGAGACCAAGACACCGAAGATCGTGAAAAAACTCAAGGAGTACGACATAGACGTCGTCGTCGTTGACGTGAGACCCTGGGGAGATCCGGGCAGCATGTCCAGAGCAGAACTAGAGAATGCACTTGCCACAGCAAAGACTCCCACTTGGAAGGACGACTTTCTCACAAAGTTGAATAAGGCATCTAGACACACATCTTCCTTTTGATCCCTGAGCATATTTAAGGCGTCATGAAGAAATCTAAGACCCAGCTCACAGAACGACGACTCAGGAAGATCATTAGAGAAGAAATGTCTAGACAGCACCTTCTCGAAGAAGGATTTGTAGATGCCATCAAGGCTCCGTTCAAGTCCTTGAGTGACAAGGTCAAGCAGGAGATTTCTGCAAAAGCATCTGAAGCGACCCAGAAATTGATGGAATTGATCAAGACTCTTGAGACAGGCGCACCCATGGATGAAGTCAAACAGTTCCTGTCTTATCTCGAGAAAGAACCCACTGGCGGAAGCGTTGACGATCTAATGTCACAGGTCCCGGATCTTGAGAAACTTTCAAACGACGTGGACGTCCTGAAGAAGCTTGATCCAAAAGATTTAGTTTCTTCTGAGACTTCGAAAGTTGCTGCAGAGTCTTTCGATAAGCAGCATCTAAAATCTTTCATGATTCTCTTAGATGAAGAAGTAGTTCAGAGGAGAGAGAACCACGCAAAGTCACACGGTCTCTTGCGCGAGTCTGTTTTCCTCACAGCATTCACAGTTTGGTGGACTTTTGAGAAGACAGTAGTGGGAGGACTAGGTCTTCTGTATTGGTCTCTCAAGTTTTTCTCCTGGGTGTTGGACAAGTTTGGTTTCAAAGGTGCGTCTAAAAACCTGAAGTCATACGCCGAAAAGGTGCATCATCTCGAAGATTCGGTGATAAAGTTGACTGTTTTTCCTCCCCCAGTGCAGTATGCGGCTTATGCTGCCTACAAGAAGATGACGGGGGAGAAGCCGTTGTCCTACAAGGAATTCACGGATCCTAAGAACAAAGAGGGCAAGGCGTCGCAAAAAGAAACTTTCAAAGTCCTTAAATTCGCCTTGCTAATTCCTATGCTCGTCGACGCAATGGTCCATCTCGGCCAAGCCCTTGCAGGAACATTCCAGACTTTTGGAGACTTTGCTAAAACTGCGAAGTATTCAGCCAAGGTAGCGTCTGAAACCGGTGCTGCTGCCAAGATTGCTCCTGGCATTGGTGCAGCAGCGCAAGCTGTCTGATTGTACAGAGTCTCTTGGGCATGTTACACTTATAGCACATGCCCAAGATTGCGCACACAGCAGACGTTCACATTCGAGCGCTTTCGAGACACGACGAATATCGTGTGATTCTGTCTGCTTTTACGCAGGACTGCAAGAAACAAGGTGTCGATCACATCTTCGTCGGTGGAGACATCTTCCACACGAAGACCACGGGAATATCGCCCGAATATATCGATCTGTTGACGTGGTGGCTCAACGACATGTCAGCTGTCGCCACAGTCCATCTCATTCTCGGAAATCACGACGGTAATCTCGTGAACTTGTCGAGACAGGATGCTGTGTCTCCCATCGTAGAAGCAATGTCAAACCAACGTGTGAAGCTCTACAAGAAGAGCGGCGTATATCCGTTGGAGGACGGATTTAACTTGTGCGTCTTCTCGTGCTTTGACGAGGACGGCTGGAAGGACGTCGAACCTGTCGTCGGCAATGTCAATATTGCTGCCTTCCATGGTCCGGTCAGGGGATCATTGACTGAGACGGGATGGGACGTCGATGACGGCACTACTACTGAGTTCTTCAAGGACTATGATTTCTGCTTCTTGGGAGACATACACAAGCCTCAGGCTCTCGGCTACAGGGACGGAAAACCGTGGATAGCTTATCCTGGTACACCTGTTCAGCAGAATTATGCCGAACAAATGGACCACAGTTACTTACTTTGGGACATAAAAGATTCTTCTAGCTGGTCTGTAGAATCGCGTGGGCTGCCCAATCCAAAGCCTTTCGTGACGATCGATTGGCAAGGCAGCGTCGACAAGACACTCAAGATCGCCAAGAACCTTCCGAAAGGAAGCAGGTTCAGGATCAGATCACAGTGTCAATTAACGCAGGACGAAGTCCACGTTCTTTCAGAGACGCTGAAGACTTCCATGTCTGCAACAGAAGTAGCCTACAAGTCAGATCACCAGGTCGACAAGAAGACGGTCAAGACAGGAGATTCTACTGTCAGCAAGGCAGACCTGAGGTCCCATGACGTCATGATGAAACTCGTCAAGGACTACTACAGGAACACAGATGTCGACTCTGCAGTCGTCGAAGGTCTCTCGGACCAAGTGAAGTCATATCTCTCTAGCGTCGTCTTGGCCGACGACACTCCGCGCGGTTCCAAGTGGACAATGCGTCACCTGCAGTGGGACAACCTATTCTCTTACGGCGAACAGAACGTTGTGAACTTCGAGAAGCTTTCAGGTATCGTCGGCATTTTCGGTCCGAATAGGATTGGAAAGTCTTCCGTCGTGGGAACTCTGCTTTACACGCTTTTCAACACGACTGATAGAGGCTCGATGAAGAACATCAGCGTCTGCAACGTCAGGAAGCCTTACTGCTCTTCTAGAGCCATTTTCGACCACAACGGTATCACTTATGTCGTCGAGCGACAGACTACGAAGAACACAAACAAGAAGGGTGTTCTGTCAGCAAGTACTTCACTCAATCTCTTCAGGATGAGAGACGACGGTGAGATGGACGACCTCTGCGGCGAGCAGCGTGTCGATACTGAGAAGGTCTTGAAAAATCTTTTGGGCATTCACGACGACTTCCTCATGACTTCTGTGTCTGCGCAAGGTGATTCCAATCACTTCATCGCGCTTGGATCGACGAAGAGGAGAGCGATTCTCTCTCGCTTCCTTGACCTAGACATCTTCGATAAGATTCATGAGCTTTCATCGAAGGACTTGACGTCAATCAAGGCCCAGCTCAAGAATTTCCCGGACAGGAATTGGGAAGAACTGAGGACTGAGAATGAAAAACTTCTCACCCACCACAAGAAGCACATCGAAGACATCACGTCGATGATTTCTGAAAATCAAATGAGTCTAGACATATTACGTCGTGAGCTTTCCAAGCACAACGCGAGTCCTGTCTCTCAAGAAGAAGTTGACGCGCAAAGGAAGAAAGTAGAAATTCTACGTCAGCGGTCTGACGAATGTCGACTCAACATAGAGTCTCTTCAAAAAGAACTCCTGCAGCTACAAGAGAAGTCTGCTACAGTCCAGAATGTGATCGACTCTATAGACATAGAATATCACAGACAAAGAGTAGAAAACCAGAAGTCACTCGAGGCAAGCATGACGAACTTGAGTCATGTCTACGAGAGAGAAGAAACTCGTCTTGAAGGACTCAACAAGTCTCTCAAGATACTAGACGAAGTCCCCTGCGGGGATGAGTATCCCACGTGCAAGTTCATCAAGGACGCACATTCCAACAAGAAGCTATTGACATCACAGACGAAGAAAACCGAAGAGGCGCGCCGCCACTTGAAAGAAGCGAAGTCCTTGCTTGAGAAGATGACAGACGACTCATCACTTGACAAGATAGCTAAGCATGACAAAGCCACTGCCCTATCCTCCAAGATAAGTCTCGAGATCTCTAAGAAAGAAACTGAGATTGAACGTCTCAAGTCTTCTTGCGACGCACAGAAGACGACACTTGACGCCGCCAAAGACCGTCTAGACCACCTCGAAGAAGCACTAAATAATGAAGAAAATGTAGAGGTTGTTACAATCAGGTCTAAAATACGAGATTTATCTGACGTAATCAAGAGACTTGACACGGACAGACTTGATTCTGCATCACAGCACGGCAAATTGCTCTCCAGTTCTGAAGTCCTCGAAAAGGAGAAGACTGCTAGAGACACGCTCCTTTCTACTTGCAAAAATTACGAACTCATATCGGGTGCGTTTTCCAAGAAGGGAATTCCGCTCCTGGTTGTAAAGACCCAGCTTCCAATCATCAACATCGAAATCTCTAAGATTTTGCAGGGAATTGTCGATTTCACCATAGAGCTCGAGGCCGACGAAGACACCGATGCGCTGGAGATCTACATCAATTATGGCGATTCTCGTAGAATCATTGAGTTGTGCAGTGGCATGGAAAAGACTATAGCTTCTATTGCCATCAGGGTCGCTTTGCTCAATGTGTCATCATTACCTCGACCCGATTTTCTCATAATAGATGAAGGATTTGGGACATTGGACAGTGCGGGAGTCGAGTCTTGCAACCGTCTTCTCTTCTCTCTGAAGAGACATTTCAAGTCAGTTCTTGTTATTACACACGTTGATGGCATCAAAGATGCTGCCGATCACGTCATTGAGATTACTAAGAATGAGAAAGATGCCAAGGTAGACTACGCATGATCTGGAAGACTTACTTGAATGACAAGCTGATTGCCGCACATCCCGATGGATTCTTCGTGATACGACCTGCTCAAATGTGTAGCGAAGCAAATCCACTCTTCTGTCCGGTTTGTGACAACATACTCCTTACCGTATATGACGATGAGTCATATAAGAAATTTCAGTGTTGCGATGGGTGTGCTAATTCTTGGGTGTATCCAAACCTCGAAAAATGGAAAAAAGGTTGGCGACCCAACAGAGATGTTGTGCTGAACAAATCCATCATGTCTCCTATTTAAGGCGCAGGAGTCTCAAATGCCCAAAGTACTCGACATCAACGCGCTAGGCCAATCCATAGATACGACTTGGGGCCGATCGTCAACACCTAAGACAGCTTCGTATTCTGTGAAGTTTACTCTTCTTGGAGGCAATAGAATTCTTGCTTCATACAAGGTGATAACAAACTTCGTTTCTGAGAAAGAGATGATCTTGATGAAGAGGGGTTGCGCTGAAGAGTCAGTAAGCGTCATCGATGCTCATGTGAAAGCTGTCAAAGACGCCTATAAGGAATTGGCAGGAGAAGGTTTGTCTTTTAAGGAAGTCAGTTCGACTGACTCACTCGAGATCATTGGTTTTAATGTTCACAATCCAAAGAGAACAGCGTACTATAGACGAAAAACTATTTTCGAATTATCATGACTTCGACATCACCAATGACTCGGCAGGCAACTGTCGCCGAGATTCTCAAGTGCGGCAAAGATCCAACATACTTCATGAAGAAGTATTGTAAGATACAGCACCCGCTTCGCGGTTTGATTCCTTTCGATACTTACCCCTTTCAGGACGACTGCGTCAAGCAGTTTCAACAGAACCGTTTTAATATTGTTCTCAAGTCTAGGCAGCTCGGACTATCGACGGTCTCTGCTGCCTATGTCGTTTGGTATGCAATCTTCAAGAAGGACAAGAACATCCTTGTCATTGCAACTAAGCTCAACACGGCCATCAACTTCATCAAGAAGGTGAAGACGATGCTTGACGGCCTTCCGCCATGGCTTCTTTTGACGAAGTTTGAACCTACTAAGCAATCAGTCAGATTCGATAACGGTTCAACTATTACTGCAGTTCCAACGTCTCCTGACGCCGGTCGATCTGAAGCTTTAGCTCTGCTCATTGTTGACGAGGCAGCTTTTATTAGAGACTTTGATGAGATCTGGACTTCTTTGTATCCCACACTATCGACTGGTGGTTCTGCAATTATTCTGTCCACACCTAATGGTGTAGGTGGACAGTATTACAAGTTGTGGACTGAGGCGGAGTCTAGCGCGAATGATTTTAATCCAATACGACTTCCGTGGCAGGTACACCCAGAGCACAATCAAGCGTGGTTCGACAAGGAGACAAAGAACCTGCCAAAGAGGAAGGTTGCGCAAGAATTCCTATGCGACTTCATATCTTCGGGCGATACGTTCTTGCAGCCAACAGAATTTGAAAGACTTAGAGAATTGATTCGACCTCCCGTCGAAAAGGCGGGACCACAAAATGGAGTCTGGACTTGGAAGCTGCCAGAACCCGGTAAAAAATACGTCATATCTTCAGACGTGGCACGTGGCGACTCTTCGGACTTTTCTACTTTCCACGTCTTAGACTACGAGACTTGTGAAGTGTGTGCTGAATTCATGGGCAAGATACCTCCCGATCGTCTCGCAGATCTTCTTTCCGATTTTGGAAAGAAATACAACGATGCGCTCATCTGCCCGGAACAAAACACATTTGGGTACTTCACCTGTGTGAAGTTGAGAGACAGCGGTTATCCTCGTCTGTACTATCAGAACCACACCAGCGACATGTTTGAGTATAGACCTGCAGATCCCGAGACGATACCGGGTTTTTCTACTCAGACAAAGACAAGAAACCAGATTCTTACCAAACTCGAAGAAGCTATTAGAAATGGTCGCTTGAAGACGTTTTCTCAACGTCTTTACGATCAATTGCAGGCCTTTGTTTGGAACGGTTCCAAAGCCCAAGCAGCTAAGGATGCTCATGATGATCTAATCATGAGTCTTGCTATCGGTACATGGCTCGTCGCTGGTGACAGCGGAGTGAGTGAACAGGGAATGGCTATGGCTATGGCGATGTTGAAGGCCACAGCAGTCGGTAATCGAGGTATCGATACTTTGCCCGGTGGCATTCAGGACGTTAGACCTGTTCCGAATCCACACATACAAGGTTTCACGCCTTACAACGTTCATAAGCCGAGAAATCCTGAATCTGTTAAACATGCGTCTACAGATTTTTCGTGGCTATACAAATGACTTGATACATATACGTAGAAACTTCGAGGATGTTATGCCCAGCATAGGACTCAAAAGACTCAAGAAGATCATTAGAGAAGAACTAAATAGCATTAACGAAGGACCCGATGAAGATGCAGCGACAAAGGTAATGAGTGCTGCAAGTAAACTATTGAAGTCTTTAGAGGCTTTCAAAGAGACATCTTCAGAAAAGGCGAAAGCTGAACTCACGGTCCATCTTGAGGGTCTTGAAAAGACACTGAAGAGAATTGTTGCATCGCCCATGTCGTATGTCGATTCAACACAACCCGCAGAGAAAAAAGTCACTCTCAAGCCCGAAAAGAAAGATTTAGTGTAGTATCATCGACCGAAGGGCTGAGTCCCAAATGGACCAGCATATAAAATGGCGAAAGAAGAGAAGAACCTATTTCAAAGACTCACTAAGCTATTTCGTAGTGGACCAGTAGTACGGAGGAAGATTCGTAATCTGGACACTACAGTGGCAGTTGCTGATAAGTCTAAAAGCAGCGGAGCTTTACTTTTCCAAAAATCGATGGCGCCAACTTATGCGACCATCACAGCAAACGCATATAACCTCTCAGAGCGTCTAATGCGTTATCAAGACTTCGGTGAGATGGAGTACACACCTGAGCTCGCTGCTGCACTTGACATATATGCAGACGAGACTTGCGCTCAGGACGATAAGGGAAGAGTACTACACATCTATTCTGACAACGAGAAGATAAGAGAGATCTTAGAACAGCTTTTCTACGATACACTCAACGTAGAGTTTAACCTCAGGTCGTGGACCCGAAACTTATGCAAGTATGGTGACATGTTCCTCTACAACGATGTGTCACCTGAGCACGGCGTGATCAATGCCTTTCCGATCCCTGTCAATGAAATCGAGAGAGAAGAGAACTACGACCCAAACGATCCCATGGCCGTTCGCTATCGTTGGGTCACTTTAGGCAATCGCACGTTGGAAAACTGGGAAGTTACTCATTTTCGACTCCTTGGAAATGACATGTTTCTTCCGTACGGTTCTTCAGTCATCGAGCCGGCTCGAAGAATCTGGCGTCAGCTTATCCTGATTGAGGATGCTATGCTTGTGTATCGAGTCGTTCGCGCTCCTGAACGTAGAGTCTTCTACATCGATGTTGCGAACATTCCTCCCGAGAACGTCCCAATGTACGTCGAGGAGCAGAGGAAGAATCTTAGGTCTTCACAAGTCATAGACAGGACCACGGGCAGAGTCGATCTTCGTTACAATCCCTTGTCAGTCGATGAAGACTACTTCATCCCCGTCCGCGGCGGCGAGTCAGGAACAAAGATCGACACGCTGGCAGGCGGACAAAATGCTGCAGCTGTTGAAGACGTAGCCTACATTCAGAAGAAGCTTTTTGCTGCCCTCAAGATACCTCGAGCTTACCTGGGCTATGACGAGGCGCTGTCTTCAAAGGCCACGTTGGCTCAAGAGGACATCAGGTTCTCCAGAACAATCAACGTCATTCAGAAGACGATGATCTCTGAGCTCAATAAGCTCGCAATCATTCATCTATACGCCAACGGTTTCGATTCTGAGGACCTTCAGAACTTTACGCTGCGTCTTTCCAATCCTTCTACTGTCGCACAACAACAGAAACTTGAGCTGTGGAGGGCGAAATTTGAGATTGCAGGATCTGCACCTGAAGGACAGATGTCAAAGGAGTTTATTCGTAAGGAGATCTGGGGTCTTAACGACGAGCAGTGTAAGACAATTGACGAGCAGCGTCTAAAAGAGAAGATTGTCGATCAGACAATTGAGAACGCCAAGCCCGAGGAAGAAGAGAGCGGTGAAGAAGGCGGAGGAGAGGAAGAAGGCGGCGATCTCTTTGGCGGAGGAGAGGAAGAAGGCGGCGGCGAGGAGAGCGAAGAAGAAGGCGGCGAGGAAGAGGGTGGAGACCTATTTGCCAGCGATAATATTCTTGCCAAAGAGCCTCGCCTCAGCCTGATGACAGCTAGCGATGACAAATCAGATGACGAAGACTTTCCGGTCAAATTTTCCCTGAAGGACGTGGAAGTGCCTGTCAAGGCACAGACACAGCTCGACCGTGCACTTCACAATAGAGCAAGGATACGACACCACGGTGCGTCCAAGACCCACATGCCAGACTTTGGGAAAATGGTGAAGAGCGACAACAAGTCGATGACTGACATTTACGACAGCGACTGGATGAAATCTTACGTAAGAAATCCTTTCGGAGAAAACACACAACGTCCTAAATACAGGACTCCGGTGGGAAGTGACGTTCTCGGTATCTTGAGATCGATGACGTCGTCTAAGAAATTTCAAACAGCACTTCAAGAGAAACAGCAACAAACAGGACTTATCTCCGAGACTGTTGATGGGTTTCAAGATTCTCTAAACGAAGCAGACGAAAAAGAATACAAGGAAGTCCTCATAATTGACGAAGACGGGAGCAACGAATGATGACCGGCAAAAATCACAACAAGAAGAGAAACAGTCTTCTGATGTATGAGTTCTTGGTGAGGACTATATCCAAGTCACTCATCGAGGGCGACAAGAAGAAGTCAGCTGCAGCACTTAAGATCCTCAGGAGGCATTTCAAGCCCGGCACAGAGATCTACAAGGAGTTTAGGTTGCTGAATGCCCTTGCCAAGACCACGGTGTCTTCAGAGCACGTCGCTGCGTCCATCTTGAAAGAAGCAAGACAGGCGGTCGAGAGATTTGACATGAAACAGCTCGATCGAGAAAAGTCGATCTTGATCAGAAACATAAACCACACCATTAATGACGAAAATTTCTACGACCAGCATGTCAACGAGTATAGGACTTACGCCACTATGCAGACGCTGGTCAACGAGTGGAGAAAAGACGTCAAGGACATCTACGCAACAGGACAATTCGAAGACGCCGTGATGAGGCATTTGGTCACAGAGAAAGTTCAGCCTGCAGACTCGACAGTCACAGAAGATTCTACGGGTTCCGCTAGACTTTTGATGAAAATCATGTCCAAGAAACTCAATGAGAAATATGAAGGTGTTCTTAATGAACAGCAGAAGTCTCTGATAAAGGCTTATGCATATTCTGCTGCATCTTCAGATCAAACTTCCATACGACTCAAGCTTTCTGAGATAAAGAAGGACTTGACTTCTCTCATTTCGGAGTATCAGAATGCTTCTGGCACTGCAAACGAATATCTCAACGGTAAATTGCAAGAGACGTTGTCTCTCCTTGAGGGCGAGAACCTCTCTTCTGTAGATGACAACACCGTTACAAGGTTTATGTTGTATTCGAGACTCAGGGACGAATTGGAGTCAAAGGAGTAGAAAATGGCACAGGATCTTAGGTTACTAAACTCATACGAAGTTTTCGACTATACTCCCGAGATGATACGGGAGTCTCGTGAAAAGAATGGCGGAAAAGTCATGATGAAGGGGATCCTGCAGAAGGCCGATACCCTCAATCAGAACGGTAGAATCTACCCGCATTCTGTCCTCGAAAGAGAAGTCCGCAACTATCAGAAATTTATCGCTGAGAATCGAGCGCTTGGAGAGCTGGACCATCCTGATTCTTCTGTCGTCAATCTCAAGAATGTGTCTCACGTCATCAAAGAGGCGTATCTCGAGAAGGGTGTCGTTTACGGCACGGTCGAGCTTCTCGACACACCTAGCGGAAAGATATTACAATCTCTCGTCGAGAGCGGTGTGAAGCTAGGCATCTCATCTAGAGGCGTTGGATCTACAAAGAAGCAAGGAGACTACCACGTTGTTCAGGACGACTTTCAGCTCATCTGCTGGGACTACGTCTCTGAACCGTCAACGCCAGGAGCATTCATGCTTCCTGAAGGCAAGACGATCAATTCGAGCGAATTGAGGTCTATATTCAATAAGTCAGATAGGATCGACAGAATTATCAACGACATTTTGACCTCGAGGAAATAAAAAATGAAGTTAACGAAGTCGGACTTGAAACAGATTGTCAAGGAATGTCTCGTTGAAATCCTCAGTGAGGGTATTGGGACGCTGCCACAACAAAGCAAGACACTAGCTGCCGTGCCGGCCCAATCGATGAATGTCGAGTCATTTGCTAGAAACACTCAACAACGCAATCTTCAAAAAAAGACAAATTTTACTCCTGATCTGAAGGATGCTATTCGTAAAGAGTCGGGTGGCAACAAAATCATGGAGTCTATTCTTGCTGACACTGCGTTATCAACTCTGCCCAAGATGCTGCAAAACGATAGACCCGGTGCTCCTCTAAGTCATCCTGGCGGTATAGCTGAACAGGTCGTCGCTTCAGCTGATCCTTCTGACTTGTTTGGCGGCGAGGCCGCGTCGAGGTGGGCCAATTTGGCTTTTATGGATTCACCCATAAAGAAATGAACATTTTTATTGATGCATATATTTACGCATAGACCACAGAGAGGTTTCAATGAAATTGACGAGCAGACTACTCCGCAGAATTATAGAAGAAGAAGTTGCTAAGTTCGGCGACATGGAGTCGACTGAGGATCGCGCCAAGGATACCGAAGAAGTCGACGCAGACGAATTCGGTTCTGAGAAGGCCGCCGCTAAGCACATTGACTTCATAAAGGCACTCAAGATCGAGGAGAGCAGACTCCGTCGCCGCCTCGCGAAGATCACTGAGACACGTCGCCGTCTCGCCACTAAGCTTTGATTTAACGCCAACATAAGGGAGACTGACAATGGCCGGACCAGGAACAGGAAGATACACAGTATACGTTCCCGTAGCAAGCAACAGGAACACACGTCTTCGAGAGCTTTTCAATTCTCGAGCCTCGAACAGCGCCGGAGCGTTCTACGGAGCCGTCGACGAGACAGACAACATCAAGGCAGCAGAAGCTGCAGTCGCCCGTGCCACAGCTAACGTCAACGCACAAGGCGTTGGAGGCCTTCTGCCCTCAGACGGTCAGCAGGCAGGAGACTCTGGAATGTTTCCTACAGGAGTCAAGCAGGGATACGGCGGTGCACCTGACATCACGGAAGTTGGTTGGGCAAATGCAGGCGATCCTGCGAACCCATACACACCCGATCTTTCGTCACCTGGACCCGGCAAGACCTCACCGCTCGACAAGAACACGGACCCGGGTCTTACAGTTGCCGACATCAAGGGAGAGTCTTACGTGCCAGGAGCCCCGAATACTGGTACGGCTTCGCCGAGCTCGACCAGCCCTACACTGGCCAATCTTGGACTAAAGCCTCTTGTCAAAGGCAAATCATCGGTCTGAGTCATACTTAATGAAGTTTTAGACTTTAGAAAGAGCAGAAATGACAAAGCAGCTATACGAAGAGGCACTCGCAGACGTAAAGAAGCTCAAGGAAGTCGCAGAGGACAACGCTAAGAGAGCACTTCTCGAGGCAGTCACGCCTCGCATAAAAGACCTCATTGAGAACCAGCTACTCGGTGAAGCCGGAGAAGATGAAGACAAACTTCTAATGGACGAAGTTCCTGAAGAATTCGAGCCTCCTGCAGTTCCTGTGGCCGACGTCGGCGATTCCGATCTGTCAGCTGCAGCCATTTCGATGCCTGACGAAGAAGGAAAGGTCACGCTAGACCTCGACGCTCTTAAGACTGGTGTTGAAGACGAATTCGAGCTCAGCATCGAGTCAGCATCTAAGCTTGGCATGTTGGTCAGCGGTGACTCACTCATTGAGTCGTCAATCAACAAGCTCGGACGGAAAATCAATCGTCTCACCTCGGCGAGCAAGATCGTCAAGGAGACGAAGGGATATAACGACGCTCTAAAGACGACTATTGAGGAAGTTGAGAATACGTATTCCCAGCTTCAAAACAGCACGTCCAACTCTAATCGTAAGTCGACTTACGAGGAATTACTTGAAAGTTTTTACTCAACCCTAAATCAGCTCACGGAGCAGAAGATGAAAAAGAGAAACAGCACACTTTCCGAAGCAGACATCACACTCAAGCTCACAGGGGTTCCTGATGAGCTAGCCGACAAACTAGACGACCTCGGTGTCGACCTCGTCATGGGCGGCGACGAGGGCGAAGAGGAAGAGGGCAGCGATGAGGAAGGTGAAGACCTCGATCTCGGCGGTGAGGACGAGGACGAGAGCTCCGACGAAGAGGGTGGAGAAGATTTAGACCTCGATCTCGGCGGTGAGGACGAGGACGAAGAAGAGGAAGAATCGGAGGAAAAGATGGAATCACGTAGACTGAGAGACGACCTTGTCGTCGAGATTGACGAAGGGATGCTCCGTCGCGAGATTTCGCGCATGAAGTCCCTTCGTGAGGCAGATGAGACCAAGCCACAGAGCTGGGGCCACGGCGCTGGCGACGTTTCGGACGAGATGGACTTTGAGGACGATGACCTCGGTGATCCTCTCGACCTCGACCTCACGACAGAGGGCGATGCCGACAAGACCGAAGAGGCGAAAGATGAAGGCGTCGACGAGCTCGACCAGATGGACGAGATGGACGAGATGGACGAGCTCGACGAGCTAGACCAGGTGTATCAAGCGCACGGTGAGGATGCCGAGCACACCAAGAAGGGCGAGCAGCCCAACGACCAGTCCAACGAGCCCGGCAAGACTGTTGAGTCACTCCGCCGTCGCCTCCGTGCAGAGGTCCGTCTCCAGATGGAGGCGAAGCAGAAGGCTCAGGCTGCTAAGAAGCAGGCTCAGCAGAAGCAGAAGGAAGCCCAGCAGAAGAAGCAAGAGGCTCAGCAGAAGCAAAATGAGGCTCAGCAGAAGCACAAGCAGGGCAAGAAGCAAGAGGCTCAGCAGAAGCAGAAGGAAGCCCAGCAGAAGAAGCAAGAGGCTCAGCAGAAGCAGAAGCAGAGCAAGAAGATGCAGGAAGCCTATAACTTCTTCGCTCGTAAGTTCAACGAGTCTGTTGCCCGCAGCACCAGGCTCAAGGGTCTCCTCTCAGAGGTGACTCGTAGAGGAAGCGTCCTGAATGGCGCGTCCAACAAGAAAACGGTTGCAGAGGCCGAAAATCTCCGCGTAAAGTTGGCAGAGACGAATCTGTTCAATGCAAAGCTACTCTTCACGAACAAGCTGCTCCAGAACGAGTCGCTCACCAAGCGCCAAAAGGCCGAAGTGATCGAGCGTCTCGACGAGGCGCGCTCAGAGCGTGAGGTGAAGCTGGTGTACGAGAGCCTGGTGAAGACCCTCCAGGGTTCAACCTCGCAGAGGATGACCGAGACCGCCGATAGGGGCGTGATCGGTTCCTCATCCCGCCCCGCCCGTCCCGCTTCGACTTCGAACACCCTCAACGAGGGCTTCGAGGCAGACCGCTGGGCTCGCCTGGCAGGCATCGTGAAGTGATTGATCAGATACAACCAACATAAGGAATACAGGAGACTAAGATGAAATATTTCAGTTTGGATCAGTTAGCACAGGGCATCCGCGAGAAGCACGTCGGTGCTGAGCGCGCCCGCCTCACAGAGAAGTGGAGCCGCACAGGCCTCCTCCGTGGCCTCGACGGCCAGAAGCGTGAAGTCATGGCACAGCTCCTCGAGAACCAGGCAGCCCAGGTCCTCAAGGAGAGCAATGCCCTCACCAGCGGCGGCGGCAACCTCGCTGGCAGCGGTCAGATCCAGGGCTTCAGCAACATCGCCTTCCCGATCGTCCGCAGGGTGTTCGGCGGCCTCGTTGCAAACGAGCTCGTGTCGATCCAGCCGATGAGCCTCCCCTCAGGACTCATCTTCTACTTGGACTACACATACGGCAGCAACGTGGGTACCCCCGGCGGATCCTCGGCTGCTCTCTCAAGCTCATACACACGCGGTCAGTCGATCTACAACAACCCCACGGGCAAGGGCGTCCAGAGCGGATCACTCGCCACAGGCGGTATGTACGACCTCGTGGGCACGGGCTACAGCCGCGTCACAGGTTCGGCCACAGGCCTCACACTGACCGCGGTCGGCGCCTGGAAGGGCTCCTCCGACGTCTGGACAGCCGGCGCAATGATCAGCGCGGTGACAGACTTCACGGGCACCAACGCTCGCTTCGCCGACTTCGACAGCTCGGTGGAGACAGCTCTCGCCAACAACACACTCGACGCTGCATTCGCAGTCGTCCCCCTGTCATCGCTCTCCAACATGGACAAGCTCTCAGCAGAGCAGCTCGCCGTGTTCAGCGGCGTCGCTGCAGCTTCACCCTGGGGCGAGACATTCCAGGGCGGCACGGGCGTCCTCAACCTCCGTCGCCTCAACAAGCGCGGCAACTGGTCGGCCGGCGTCTTCACACCCGACGCACTGAACGGCACCCACGTCCTCACGCTCGTCAAGGGAGCCAACGGCGCCCTCGTCAGCGGCACGGCAGGACAGGTCAACGTCACCTACTCGATCGCATCGACACTGTCGTCGGACGCTTCGGCTGTCGGCACGGCGGTCTCGGTTCCCTCGTTCGAGTCGGACTTCGGCGCCACACCCTCACCCGTGATCCCCGAGATCGACATCAAGATCGAGGCGATCAGCATCACAGCCGAGACACGTAAGCTCCGCGCGAAGTGGAGCCCCGAGCTCGCACAGGACCTCAACGCCTACCACAGCATGGACGCTGAGGTGGAGCTCACCTCGATCCTCTCGGAGCAGATCGCCCTCGAGATCGATCGCGAGATCCTCAACGACCTCGTGTCACAGGCCAACGGC